AGCTTTACACCTAGTGGTGTATTGCTAACCAGCTGTTGCTGGCTTCCACCGACGCCGGATTCGAGTTCGAAACCGGATTACGGACTTTGCAAGCCAATCTGGAGAATCTGAAACGATAGCAAATTGACGTTTGCGTCGTTCCAGCTTATGCAGAGAAGCAAACAAAGCATCATAGTCAGATATGTTGTCGGAACGAGTGATCGTTTCGACACATAACGCTCGGAAAACGAGACGTTGTAGCTTCCCGTCCCACTTATGTGCGACGTTAGTATCAACGTGACTATGAAGACCTAGACCAGATGATGTCTTGGAAACGAGAGGTAAATGATAAAATTTACTTATCTCGTCGACAATACACTGAGCACTCGCGTATAAACCACGCAACCAAAGTTGGTTTTGTGTTGATACGAGAGATGCAATTTGGTCGGGATCCCTGTCGGAAATGATTGGTTTGTAGCGTAAGTATACCGGTGTTACATCGTAACCACGATATGCATCAACGCCACAACTTTCCTTGAAGTTTCCATCAAGGAACGACTTTTTGGTATTGACACGCATACCAAATGAAGTCAACCAATCACAGGCCTGGCGTGAATATTTGCGAGGTATGAGGATATCATCCCCATATACGCAAATACGCCTAGCGGCGCGCAAAACATTCCCATAGGAAGGGCGAAGCCCTTCACAACTCAGAATACATGATATAAGGATTATTCCATATATCATGCTCTGAACTGGAAATGTTAGTGCGTTACCCATACCGGCGAACTTTCGAAGCTCAATGATACCTAGTCCGGTATCACAGTGCGACGAACGACTCTCGAGAACACAGGTAAGAAACCTGGGTTTCGTTGCAAAGGCTCGCTTAACCAGACTAAGGCTAAGTAAGTCAGATGCAGACGATAAATCGATTGTCGACCACTCGTCAGTAAGGGAACCGATCAGAGCAAGCTTTTGATTCTTGCTTTGATCAGTTAAAGCCAAACAACCCTTCAATACAGCGTCCTTTGCGATATGATCGCGCAGGAGCGTATTGAGACCTTGTTGAATAAACATATTCAACACGGGCTCACGGGTGATTGTACGTAAGGCCGTAGAGGTCTTAGGTACAGTCAATAGTTCGGCAGTACCGCTAGAGGTGAGCTGCGGAACGAGACCGTTAAGGAGGTCTGCTTCATACAAGATATCCTCGAAAGAGGGTGCCTCGACAGCACTGTAGTCAACAGTACTGTGACCATCGCTGGTCATTGAAGACAAACCATACTTATCGGCAAGAAATCTCTTATCACTAAGAGATTTCCTCAATGCGGACCACTTCTGGTTCGTAAAGACACGTTCAGCAACAGTGCCCGGACCGTGTTTCATATCTAGATCTTCACTGCAAAATCCGTCAAGATTTGGCAGTACTAGACGCGAAACACTATCGAAATAGAATAGAGCATTCTTGGGGAAATCCTCAAGTATGTTCATATCAGTTTCGATGAACGATCTCCTAGCCTCCAAATCGAGCTTCTTTTTCGTTTAGGGGTGGAGACCACCTTCTTGAAGAGACGCAGAAATTCACGTATCAGCTTAATGATACCGATATCTGGTTCTTCGAGTCGTTGGCCCGTTTTAGGATCAAACACTTTACAGAACATACCCTGTAAGAATACAGGGATTGTTCCATTCCTAATTGTTTTAAAATTAGGAATGCAGGTAAAACGGCCAGATGAAATGCCCGTGTCAAAGGCATCGCATAAGGCTGAAAGTGCTACGGAGATGAAACCGTAGCCCTCGTGTTTGAAACGCATCTTGATCGTATGAAGATCACGATCAAGACCTCTTACGCCAGGTTCAAGCCTCTTGACATCGTCAAGAAAGCTTGAAAGGAGTTCAACTGGACTTTTCATGTCACCTCCATGAGGTTGGCATTCCAGTCCATGAACAGATCCGCAGACGTAGGTAACTACCCTACGGGTGCCGGCAAAGGTGGAACATTGTTGTTCACATCACACCAATGAAGATCAGTACACAACTGATCCAAATCGGAACGAATGGCGTCACATCCAGTTATGGAAATGGCGCTAATCGCAATGAGAAGAACAACGGCGATTCGATTGATAGACTTGTTAGTCATAGACTAACTCTGCCAATCAATCAGCTTCGCAATACCACCGAAGTCGTCAGCTGCGATAGTATCGGTCAAGGCTTGGAACAATGCAGCCATTGCTGCAGAGTCGAAGCCAAAGGCCGGTGATGCTATGGAAATGCTCACGCTCGCCGATTGAGGCGAAACGAGATCATTGTACGGATTCGTTGCATCGATGGTTTTCGTCATTTGAATATAATGACGATCGCCATTCTTTGACGTCGAATGAGATATCTTGAGGCCATAAAGGCCACCAGAATCTCTCCGTTCTGAACCATAGCCATCACTCCGAATTACGCTAAAAGATAGCGCAGGGTTCGGAGTATTAGCGTCAACTGCAATTGGATCTGTAAGCATGGAAACTCCTCCTTCAAGGGTCATGGCTCTTCACAGAGCGGTTGACTATACCTTCTGTGTAAACAGAGAGTATAGGATAGAGAGCTGAAAGTCACTCCAACCGTTGGAGAAACTGTCAGTATTTCTTACACCGTTCAAACTCGTAGCACGCACCCGATGGTGCGTGTTCGAAGTAAACTCAAGATAACAAGGGTATCTCACGATATCCTCTTGAGTTTCTTCACTACCATCAAAATGAATTGTGGTAGTCGAGTTCGTGACACTTATAGTCGGTTGGTACAGGACTGTTTGATCACAAACTGTGGTCATAAATCCGTAACTGATGAAGCAATCTGTAGACGCAAGGGCACTGATAGCGCCAATGTATCTACCCAGATCGCTAAACCAGTCGAGCAACCAAGTGTAGGGGATCAAATCATAAAGATCCTTAACAGATGGCTGCAAGCCAACGAGTTTCAGAAATTTTGATAACTGAAACCCAGGTTGCTTGATCTCAGGGAAGCGCAGCGTTTGGTTCACCACCAAACGATGCTCAAGTTGAATAGTTTGGGGGAAAGCCTCCAAACCTTCAACTTCGAAGAGATCAGGCAAATTGGCTACAAGTGCAGGGGGCTCCGTAGGACGCGGAGTCTCAAGGACCCTACGTACTCTACCTGTAGTAGGTTTTCCGACCTTACGGAGAAGGTAGTTAATCTTCTTCGTAAGCTTATCGGGTAAACCTAATGCCTGAACTGTGGCTTGGTATAAAGATTCAAAACCGAATTTATAACCCAGATATTGACTTGCAAGGTCTTTATCTAGTTTAGAAAGACGGTTAAGGGGATTTCGAGAAAAACTCGAATTCCTCTTATCAGAGAATGGAATTCTCTTGAATTTGAATCCGCCCAGGCCGGCTAAGGCACCAAGGAGACCATATAGATCCTGAATCTGAGTCTTCAGCATGTGGAGATCACGAAGTTCCACAAGCTGATAGATTGGATTCCAGAGTCTCTTATCCACGAGAACATTGGCTATCATATCCAATATTTCCGTGTTCTGCTTGTTGTAGATGAACTCATCGAGCGCACCTCCAACAAGATATGGATCTCCTTCAGGTAACATTATCGGTCCATCATACGTGTACTCATCTATATCAACGTAAAGGTCGTAGAGACGATCTACGGCCTCGCCGCCAAGATAGATTTTTGTGCGCGTATAACGTCTGAGCACCCGAGGGGTGTTATCCTTGTGAGCAACTTCTCGCTTGAGAAGGAGTCCATAAGGAACATCCTTGGGCCGGGTACGAACTGTCGTATCCGAAATCTCAGAACCAGACAAAAACAAATCGACGTTTTGATCGATTTGTTCGTCAATGTCGACGGAATCAGAAACCAGATATTCTGGAACTTCATCTGTCGAATCAATGACATAGTTACGGTAGTGTTGAGAGATAAGCCTGTGACGGTATGAATTATTCAAACCGGCAGCAGGCTGATCATTCTTACTACGGTAGCGAGTCTGGTCGCTAATAAGGGAGTCGCCTTCGAGGAACATGCTTGTCGGATCTAAAGCAAAAGCAATAGATCCGAACAAGTCTGGCCCTGCAAGGGCTATCCCTATACGAGCAGAGACCGGTAATCCGGAGTCAGGAGAGAGCATCGTGTTACGGGCAGCTTGTGCATATTCTTTATGCACTCCGTCATACAGTTTTGACGGATCGGGTCTCGACGCTTTCCATAAAGCATTAGTTTGCTTCTGGGTAAGCGTTGGCCGACCTTTCTTCCCCATAACACAACTCCTTTCGGCGTAAGAAGGTGGAAGCTAGGTTCCAACCTAGCGGAGCCCCATTA